CTTTTATTTTTTGTGATATATTTAGTATATGTTGTTTTTTCAATAAAAAAGATAGGTTAAGAGGTATAAATGTCTACCAGAGGTTTAGCCGTAGTAAGTGGCTCTACTCCAATCCACAAATTATTAACAAATGGTCTTGTGACATTCAGTGGTTCAGTGAATGTCACTGGCTCTGTTTTGCCTGAAGGCGACGGTCAGAGATATTTAGGCTCTGAGTCAAATAGATGGGCTGACATATACAGTGTTCAAACTACTGTTGGCGCAATATTTGAGTATGGATTAGAGACAAAAGGAATTGGTGATCTGGAAACAGGCACAGTTGTCTGTTGGCATAATGGAAAATTAGCCCCTTGTGAAAAAAAATTAGATCCTTTAGTCATGGGAGTCACTTTTGTAGGAAAAAATCAACCAATTATATTAGGGGCAGAATTTATTTTAGTCACTGGAGAGGTTCAAGAAGGGGATTTTCTTATCACCAGCGATAAATTAGGTCATGCTATGTCTGCCAAAGATTATGTTTCTGAGCCGTTTTCATTATTAGGTAAGATTATAGGTCAAGCGCTGGAAAGTTCTTCTGGCGAGAGTAATTTGATAAAATGTATGATAAGTAAGCGCTAATATGGCTTTTTTGGTTTATTGGCTACTATATAGTATAGTATTGCTATACCTTTAAAATACGGAGATATTAAACGATGAATTCAAAACTTCTAGAAGAGGCAATAATTGACGCCGAAGCTTTACGAAATGCGGCATTAAAAAATGCCGAACAAGTCATATTAGAAAAATATGCCCCAGAGGTAAAGTTGGCTATAGAAAACTTACTAGAGCAGGAGCCTCCAATGCCAGAAGAAGATCCGATGGGTATGGATATTGGCGCAGCATCACCAGAGCAAAAAGAAATGAATGTTCCATATGGTGCTATGGACGGAACAAGACTTTGTCCGTGCCCAGATGATGGTCAGAAAATGATTATTTCTGTTGAAAAATTGAGAACAGAAATAGAAGATATGATTTCTGGTTTAGCTACATCAAATGACGCTGGAGAAGAAGTTGCTCCAGAAGAGCCAATGGGTCAAGAAATGTCTCCAGAAATGTCTCCAGAGCAAGGTGCAGAAGAGCCAATGGGTCAAGAAATGTCTCCAGAGCAAGGTATGCCCCCAGAAGATGAAGAAGAGGAAGAAGAACTTCCAGAAGAACCATTAGCAGAAGAAATTGAAATTGACGAAAGTCTCTTACTTTCTTTATTGTCCGAAGAAGAAGACAAAGAAGACAAAGAAGACAAAGAAGATGAAGAAGGTGAAGAAGACGAAGAAGATGAAGAAGATGAAGAAGATGATGAAGTAAAAAATCCAGGACCATATAAGAAAAAAGATTACGATAAAGATGGCGATGGTGTACCAAATGGTGCAGATGAAAAACCTAAAAATGGTTCCGTACAAGAAAGCAAATCTTCAAACAAAGAAAAACTGTTAGTTGAGAAGAAAAACAAACTCCTAACAGAAGCCGTAAGCGAAATCAAAAAGGAATATGAAAAATTCCTAAAAGAACACAAACGTTTATTAGAAGAAAAAGAAAATGCTAATAACGTTGTTCAACAACTTTCTGAGCGTTTAGAAGAAAGTAATCTAATGAACGCTAAACTATTTTATAAAAACCAAGCTCTTGGTAGCGACTCCTTGAATGAGCGACAAAAAAATAAAATTGTCGAAGCTGTCTCAAAAGCTGGTTCAGTAGACGAAGCAAAAATGATTTATGAAACCTTATGCAACGCAGTGGGTTCTTTTGATAATAAAGGGCCACAATCGCTGAGTGAAGCAGTAGAGAAAAAAGGCGGAATTACATTAAAACCTCGTCAGCAAATAAACAGCAATCCAAATCCATTAAAAAACAGATGGCAAAAAATTGCTGGAATCAAGTAGACAATTAATCATTTAAGGAGAAAAAAATGTCTTTATTAAAAAATCTAACTGAAGGTATAGTAGATCGTGACCTCTCCAAAGAAGGTCAAGCTCTTCGTACCAAATGGGAAGGCACTGGTCTTCTCGAAGGTCTCAAAGACGAGACCACCAAAAATGGCATGTCTGTTCTTTTAGAGAACCAGGCAAAACAATTATTAAAAGAAGCATCCTCAATGGCTGCTGGCGATGTTGAAGGTTTTGCTGCTGTAGCATTCCCAATCGTTCGTCGTGTATTCGGCTCCTTGATCGCTAACGATCTCGTAGCTGTACAGCCAATGAGCCTACCATCAGGCCTCATCTTCTTCCTTGACTTTGTAAAAAGCAATGATAGAGGTGGTGTTGAAGGCGCTCCAGGAACTGAATCACTATTCGGTGGTGGTCGTTTAGGTCATGAAATCACTGGTGGTGTTGATTTAACTGGCGATAATGCTGAAAAATCATTCTATAACATGAACAACGGTTTCACCTCTGCAACTGGTAGCGTAACAGCAAGCCTTTCCTCTGTTGATGTTGGTACTTTTGGTACTGGCGATGCAGCATTAGACAAGCTTTGCCGTTTCGATCCAGATTTAGCATCTGGTTCCGCTGTTGCTGTTGTCGCTGTTGAGACAGCATTACTTTCACAGCTAAACAAAAGTGATTTAGTAGCTATCAGAGTAACCGATACTTTTGCTAGTGGAAGTCAAGTTCGTCGTTTGAGCGCAAAAGCTCAAGTAGACGCAACTCAAGATGCTGTAGGTGATACCTTTCCAAGAGTTCGCTTAGTATTCGCAGGACCAGTAGGCGCAAGTGCTACTGACTTGATGAGCCAACTAACAGCAGCTAATGTAACTTTGGAATTCCCAATTGACGACAATATCGTTGCTGGTAACGGTCTTGGTTCCTTAAAAGGTGATCCATTGTGGGCACTCGAAGGTTCAGAAGATTTACCAGAATTGGATATCAAAATTGATTCCGTAGCTGTTACAGCTAAAACCAAAAAATTGAAAGTAAAATGGACCCCAGAATTAGGTCAAGACTTGAATGCTTATCACAACCTCGACGCCGAAGTTGAATTGACAAGCATCATGTCTGAGCAAATCGCTCTCGAATTAGATCGTGAAATTCTTGAAGATCTAATTAAAGGTGCTACTGCTGCTACCTACTACTGGTCACGTCGTCCAGGACGCTTCCTTAATCGTTCAACCGGTCTTCCATTAGAAGCTACTGGTGCTGAACTATTAGGTGCTGACTTCACCGGTAACGTATCAGAATGGTACGAGACTCTTCTCGAAACCGTTAATGACGTATCAGCTCAAATCCATCGTAAAACATTACGTGGTGGCGCTAACTTCCTCGTCTGCGGACCAGAAGTTGCTGCTGTCCTCGAAATGACCGCCGGATTCCGCGCTAAAGTAACTCCAGACGATGAGGCTGGTTCTGCTGGTGCAGTAAATGTTGGTAGTGTTAGCAAGAAATGGGATGTCTATGTAGATCCTTATTTCCCACGTAACGTTATCCTCGTAGGTCGTCGTGGTGCTCAATTCCTCGAAAGCGGATATGTTTATGCTCCATACGTACCACTACAAGTCACCCCAACCATTTTTGGTGTTGAGGACTTCGTACCACGTAAAGGTGTTATGACCCGTTACGCTAAGAAAATGGTACGCCCAGACATGTACGGTCTTGTTATTGTTCAAGACTTACTTGGCTGATATTAATCACCTACAGGTGTAAATGGCAAGCCCCTTCCCATGTGGTTGGGGCTTTGCTTTTTTAGATACTACTTATATATAATAGGTTTTCAAATAGAGGTCACAATGAATGTCTTATCCAAAATTATCACCAATCAGTCAAACAAGCGCTGTTGTTCTACCTTCAACAGGAAATATAGCTAACGTAGCAGCAAATTTACCATTTGGAGTTTACTCTAACAATAATAATTTTTTAAGCGGTGCCTCTGATCAGGTTTCTTTCACATATAAAATGCTTGGCGGAGATGTCTTAGATATTGAATTAACAGAAGACAATGTTTATTCAGCTTACGAAACAGCAGTACTTGAATATTCCTATGTTGTCAATATTCATCAAGCAAAAAATGTTTTAAGCGATGTTCTTGGAAATGCTACTTCTTCTTTTGATCATGATGGAGAAGTTAAAGAAGGGCAAAGTATATCAACTATATTGCCTTCTTTTGATATAGGATACATTAAACAAATAGCCAACAAAGCGTCTGAAGAGGCCAATGTTGGCGGTAACTTAATGCATTATAGTGCCTCTATTGACTTGGTGTCAGGACAACAAGATTACAATCTTCAAAAAATTATATATAACCAGTCACTTTCTTCCGGTTCAGCTTTTCATGGATTGGTTGAAGGAAAAAGATTAAGCATTAGAAAAGTTTATTATAAAACTCCAAGAGCTATGTGGAGATTTTATGGCTACTATGGTGGACTAAATACAGTAGGAAACTTATCGACTTATGGACAATATGCTGATGACAGCACGTTCGAGATAATACCAGCATGGCAAAACAAGCTTCAAGCTATGAGTTATGAAGATAACATTTACACTAGGATATCTCATTATTCTTATGACATAAGGGACAATATTTTAAGATTGTTTCCTTTTCCTGAAGCCGAGATAACAAAAATGTGGGTAGAGTTTGTTATCCCTGGAAATTCTTACGATATCGATACAGCAGGAGGTGTACCTATAGATAGCAATAAAAAAGGTGTTAATAATATGAATACTTTGCCTTTCGCAAATATACCATATGATAATATCAACTCTATTGGTAAACAATGGATAAGAAGATATGCTCTTGCCATTTCAAAAGAAATGCTTGGTCAAGTAAGAAGTAAATTTGCTACTGTACCGATTCCAGGAGAAAGTATTAATCTTAATGGCGGAGAACTATTAAGTCAAGCAAAAGAAGAACAAAATGCTCTAAAAGAAGAATTGAAAACAGTATTGGCAGAAATGACTTATGATAAATTAGCAGAAACAACTGCTGGAATGATGGACAGCGCAGGAAAAGTCTTAGAGAAATTTCCTCTTAACATATTTGTAGGATGATAAATTATGGCAGAAAAATGGGATAGACCATCACAACCACCTCCACCACTTTTTCTTGGAGAAAAAGAAAGAGATTATTCTAAACAAATCAACGACGAAGTGATTGAAAGGGTCGTTGGTCAAACAATTTTATATTATCCTATAAATTTAGAGACTACAAATTTTCATCCATTATATGGAGAAAGCATAAATAAAACTTTCTTGTCGCCAATAAGAGTTTATGCGCTTGTAAAGTGGGACTCTGACCAGACTTCTACATCCAATTATGGATTAGACAGAGAAACAAAAATAACGGTAAATTTCCACAGAAGAAGGTTAACAGAAGATCAAGATTTATATGTTAGAGAAGGAGATTTTGTTTTATACGCCGATCAATATTTTGAAATAGTCAAGCTTTTGGAGCCAAGATTGCTTTTTGGACAACAAGAAAACAGTTTCGAAATATCTGCTCAATGTATTAATGCACGTCAAGGGCTTTTCCCAGAAAAAGACGATAGATAAGGATTATTGTTATGTTTAGATTAAAAAAACAAAATACGGTATCAGAATCTTCACAAATTGATGGCACAAGTGCCGAGAATATAGGCTTGAGTCCTGTTGACAGTATAGTTACAGACAATAATACAACTACAGAACAACAGCAGACTGATGGCGCTTTATCGTTATCTGTTCAAGAAGTCCAAGGAGAAGACGGCCCAGTAAACATTGAAGTAAAAGATGTAACAACTATTAAATTTGATATTAGTAGTGGTATCGATGTTACTGACAAGGGGAATGGGGAGATATTAATTGATATAGAAGACGAAGTTGGAAGCTCTTTTTCCACTCTTTATGTAGATGGAAAACAAACTCTGACTGCTAGTGGACAAGATTCTATTCAACTTATTGCGGGAGATAATATAGTTATTGATACAGCTAATAGTCACACAGGCTCTTCCTCAAATGCTATTAAAATTAATACCAAACATAAAGGTATTTATGTATTAGATGGAACAGATAATTCAAGCGATTTCCCATTATTTAAAGATATGATCGATAATGGTAATAACTACAGAGGCGCCTTGCTTTATTTGCTTGATGTTGGTCCAACAAGAAGACCAGACCCTTTTTTATGGGCTGATAAGTTTTATTTTAATGAGGGCGGAGAATGGTTTGAAAGTCCTTTTGCTATTGGGAGGCTATTAGATGACTTATGATAAAAAACCTGATTTAGTTTTTGAGCCTTCTACTATAGAAAATGTAGATTTAGCTATGTACAATTGGCTAAATAACCAGATGGATTTATATGCAGAAACTAACAGAGGTTGGAATAAGACGCCAATCATATGGGTAAATGGTGAGCGTTCATGGCAAATAAAACATAACAAAGATTTGAGAAATAACAATAATAACTTTATTCTCCCTGTTATAAGTTTAGAACGAACAGATATAGCAAAAGAAAAAGATAAGAAAGGTAAATATTGGGCAGACATAAGACCTTTTAATGATGAAAAAGGCGGCTCTATAGCAATTCATAAAGTAATAAATCAAGAAAAAACTTCTAATTTTGCAAATGCAGATACAAAAAAAATTATTGGACAGCCAAATTTTAAAAGAGAAAATAAGAAAGTGGTCTATCAAACAAAATATATACCAATGCCTGTTTATGTTACCATGACTTATGTTGTCGATATTAAAGCAGAATATCAACAACAGATGAACGATTTACTTCAACCATTCCTAACTTATACAGGCGGAGTTAACTACTTTATTGTAGAAAACGAAGGCCACAGATATGAAGCTTTTATGGATTCCAATTTTTCCTTAAAAAATAATAATGCCGATTTACAAGAAAATGAAAGACTTTTTAATACCCAAATTACAATAAAAGTCTTGTCTCATTTAGTTGGAAAAGGAAAAAATGATGAAAAACCAAAGGTTTCTGTAAGAGAAAATATCGTTGAGGTTAAAATTCCGCGAGAATATGTGATTTTAGGCGAAGAAAGCGATAAAAATAAGATTTGGTAAATGATTTTAAGAAATCAGCGTACTATTTATTTAAAGCAAACTATACAAATATAGTAAAAAGAAGAACCAAGGAGAACATATAAAATGCCAGCAAAGAAATTTCGTTTCGTTTCACCAGGTGTACAAATAAAAGAAATCGATAAATCAATCCTACCAGCACTACCTGGGGCTATTGGTCCTGTTGTAATAGGACGAAGTGTAAAAGGTCCTGCTATGGTTCCTGTAACTGTCGATAGTTACGAAGATTTTGTTCAAAAATTCGGTGAACCAAGTCCAGGTGTCAGCAATAGAGATATTTGGAGAAATGGAAACGATACTGGTCCAACTTATGGTGCTTATGCAGCAAAAGCATGGTTAGAAAGTTCTACTCCTTTAACATTCTTACGTTTAGCTGGTGTTCAATCTCTAGATAAACAAACTGGTGGTGAAGCAGGTTGGAAAACTGATACTCTCGATCTTCAAAGCAGTGCTTCAGTTAATAATGGAGGAGCATTTGGTTTGTTCTTGGCCCCAACTGCTTCTGGCTCAACTGGTTCTTTAGCAAGTATTTTTTATCTTGATGAAGGCTCAATTCAGCTTGTGGGTACAACACCAAGCGGAGCTACTGTTGGTGACGAACTTCACAGCTTTACAAGCGGTTCTGGTGTTTTTGTTAAATGTGATGACAGTTTGACTTTTAAAGTTTTAATAAAAGATGGTTCTGGAACAAGCAAAAAGAATTTTGTTTTTAACTTCACTAAAGATAGTGATTCGTTTATAAGAAAGGTATTTAATACCAATCCAACATTGACAAACAACGAAGTGACTCCTGGTGGTTCTAGTGGATCATTGGAAACATATTGGCTTGGAGAAACTTTCGAAAATTCTTTAGAAGATATTGGTATCAAGCTTAATTCTTCTGCCGAAGAAGTTTGCGCTTTTATAGCTCCATTAAGAGTCGGTGCAAATAAAGAATTGGCAGATTTCAAACAAGACGCAAGAGCAGCAAAAACTGGTTGGGTAATCTCTCAACATTTAAGTGCTGACAATGCAAATTTTGATCCTGAGTCGATGCCAAAACTTTTCCGCTTTGTAGCTGGTGAAGGTTTAGGTGGAGATTACGAGCAAAATAATTACAAAATTTCAATTTTTGATATCAAGCCTCCATTGAACAGTTATCAAAAGTATGGTTCGTTTTCTGTTGGAATTAGACATATAGATGACAAAGATACTTCTCCTGAATTTGTTGAGGTGTTTTCTAATCTAAATCTCGATCCATCCTCTCCTGATTACATCGCAGCCAGAATTGGTGATAGAAGAATCGTTTGGAGACAGGACCCAGACTCTGGGGAAGAAAGATTTATTGAACTTGGTTCTTTTTCCAATAATTCAAAAATTATTCGTGTTGAAATGCATCCAACAGTTGAAAGAGGTGGCGTAGATTCAGCAGCATTGCCTTTTGGATTCTTTGGTCCAACAAGTTTTAAATCCTTTACACTTTCTGGCAACTCTGGTTCACTCGATATTTCAGATAGCTGCATAGTAACCGGTTCAGACAGTATAGCAGAAAGAAGCAGTTCTGTTGATGGTATCCACACTCAATTAGGCTCCACTTATGAGGTAAAAATTCAATTCCCAAGTTTGCCACTTAGAGTATCAGCATCAGCTGTTGATTCATCAGATCCAACTTTAGCTTATTTTGGTATGAAAGTAGAGCAACCTCTCGATGAGTCATTAAAAGATTTGCTAAGAGCTAAACCAAAAGATTTTGATAGTCATGAAGCGTCTGAAGGAACTGAATATAGTTTTGTGTTTTCACTTGACGATGTTCAGAAAGATGCTAAAGTAGGCGCGAAATGGATTCCTGGTTCAAGAGTAGCAGGAGATTCATGGACAGCATCTGGTTCTTTGAGTGATTTACTTGAAAATGAATATAATAAGTTTACAATGCCATTGTTTGGTGGATTCGATGGTCTCGATCTAAAAGAAAGAGAACCATTTAGAAACACAAAACTAGACGACGGCACAGAAAAAGAAAATTATGCTTACAATTCTGTTAAAAGAGCTATCGACTCTGTAAAAGATCCTGAAGTTTTAGATATGAACCTTCTTGTTGTTCCTGGCGTTACAAATCCTGGATTGACAAATTACATGATTCGTGTTTGTGAAAATAGAGCTGATTCTATGGCCATCATAGATCTAGAAGGCGGGTATGTACCAGATACCGAAGGTAAACAAAGTGAAGATAGTCGCATTGGTAGCGTAAGCCAAACTATTCAAAAAGTCAAAGATAGAGGATTTAATACAAGCTATGCTTGCGCATACTATCCTTGGGTTCAAATGCAAGATGATAATACAGGAAACAAACTTTGGATTCCACCATCTGTTGTAGCATTTGGTACAATGGCTTCAAGTCAAGAAGATAGTGAAGTTTGGTTTGCTCCAGCAGGCTTCAATAGAGGTGGCCTATCGTTAGGTTCCTCTGGCCTCAGTATCCTAAATGTACGAGATAAGCTTACTGCTAAAAATAGAGACTCTCTATATGAAAGAAGTGTTAATCCAATCGCCTCTTTCCCAAATGAAGGTCTTGTGATTTTTGGACAAAAAACTCTACAGGCAGTTCCTTCTGCTCTTGATAGAATCAACGTTAGAAGATTGGTAATCTTCTTGAAAAAAGAAATCAGCCGCATTGCTTCTGGTCTTCTTTTCGAACCAAATGTAGAACAAACCTGGAAGCGCTTCTCAGTTCCAACAACAAGATTGTTGGAAGAAGTCAAAACCGGATTTGGTATCAGCGATTACCGCGTAGTACTCGATGCTACCACAACAACACCAGAAGAAATTGATAGAAACATGATGTATGCAAAATTGTTTATCAAACCAGTATACGCCATTGAATTTATCGGTATCGACTTTGTAATTACAAATACTGGTGCTTCGTTCGACGACCTATAAAAAAAATAAAAGGACTATTTAGATTAAAGTAACTATTACGGGAGAAAAAACAAATGACATTCTGGAATGATTCAGCATTCGAACCAAAGAGAGTATTTAGATGGAAAGTATCTTTGCTTACAGCTACTCCTGGAGCAGCCGGTGGTGCCGGTACAAATGTTCCTGCTTTCTTTGCCAAGAAAATTACAAAACCTGTTTTAACAGTTGAAGAAGCAGAGCATAAATATCTTAATAAGAGTTTTTACTTCCCAGGTCATTTAAAATGGGATCCTGTAACAGTTACTTTGATTGATGATAATAGCGGCACTATTGTTGACTCTATAACATCAATGTTTAAAGAAGCAAATTATTCCGTAATTGATGCTGGTGACACCACAAGCGTTCAGCCTCCTGGTTCTGATACAAGAGCTGTCGCTACATTACCAAAATCACAAATGGTTAATGGAGCAGCAGCAGGTCAAAACGTTGAAATTGAACAATTGGACGCTGATGGTTCCGTAATTGAAACCATTATATTACATAATGCCTGGGTAAAATCTTTTAAACCAACAGAGTTAACTTACGATTCAGAAGATTTGTCTATGTACGATGTTGAGTTTAGATATGACTGGGCTTCTTACGAAAGCCGATAATCTAAGTTATGAGTAGCGAAGAAGAAAAAGGAAAATTAAAATCATATTTTTGGAACGAACAAAGTTTTGAGCCAAAAAGAAGTTTTAGGTGGCTACTCAAATTTGACAATCTAGTAGATCACATTCCGCCTCAATACATTAAAAGTGTAAAAAAGCCATCCTTTTCCATTAACTCTAAAAGAGTTCAGGGAATTGGTTATGCTATAAATGTAGCGCAACAAATACAATATCAGCCAATGGAAATGACTTTGATTGATGATCAAAAAAATACTGTTACTGATTTCATCTACTACTATTTCAATTATGCAGGAAACGACTTTAGTGGCAACCAAGGCGCACAAACCTGCATAAATACAAATCGAGCAAAATCTAAAACGACAAACATTCAATTACAAATGTTAAATCACAATGGAATTCCCGTAGAAGTGTGGACGCTTTATGGTGCATGGATTTCTTCTTTTAATCAAAGTGATTTAAATTATGAAACAAACGATCTTGCAACGTATAACTTAACAATAACCTATGATTACTTTCAGTATAGTAATAATGAATATTCATCTACTATGTCTAAAAAAGATATTCATGAATTATCTAGAGACAATCTTCCTTTTGAAAAACGATGGGGAGAAATCGAAACATTGGCAGATTCAGTAGTCGATGAAAGAAGTCCAAACATAGAAGATTTGGAAAAAATACATGGCGCACATAATGCCAAGAAAAAGTGATAGTTAACATTTATTAATATCCTGTTATAATTAAATGCATAGAAAGGCAAAAATATGAGAAATAACGAAGATAGACTTGGTCCTCCTGTAATGGAAGACACTAGTGCTGCATCGGTTCAACAGCCAACAGTTCCCCAAACTGCTGGTCTACAATTCGTTTCGCCTACGGAATTTGTTGACCTACCTTCTGGCGGAAAGTTCTACCCAGAAGGGCATCCACTGCATGGCAAAGATACTTTAGAAATAAAATTTATGACCGCTAAAGAAGAAGATATATTGACTTCTAAATCTTTGTTGAAAAAAGGCGTTGCTATAGATAGAATGTTACAAAATTTGATAGTTGATAATAATGTTAAATTAGATTATCTTTTATCTGGTGATAAAAATGCTATTTTGATAGCTTCCAGAATTTCTGGATACGGTTCAGAATACGCTGTTAGGCTAAGTTGCCCTGCTTGTTCTCAAAAGCAAGAGTTCAGCTTTGATTTATCTTCTTTGGAACACAAAGATTTATCTGATTTGGAAGATTTACAACTTGAGACTACTAATCGGGGGACTTTTATGTATAAATTGCCTCGTTCAAAAGCAATGGTAGAATTTAGATTATTGACTTCTGGCGATGAATCGCAAATGACACAAGAAATGATAAGATCTAAAAAACAAGAAAATGTTTCTACTGACCAGCTTAAGCGTGTTGTAGTTTCAATTAATGGAGTAGAAGATAGGCTACAATTAAAGCAATTCATAGAGAATATGCCTGCCGCTGATGCTCGTTTTCTCCGTGCTGCAATCAAAAGAAGCACTCCAGACGTAGAGATGTCACAGACATTCATCTGCGCTTCATGTGATCATGAAGAAGAAATGGAGGTGCCGTTGACTACGGAATTTTTTTGGCCTCAATGATGAATACATGAAGAATGTTTATGAACAATTTTTCGCTCTTAAATATCATGGGGGATGGAGCTTTATAGAAAGTTATAATCTTCCTGTAAAATTGAGAGAATGGTTTGTGAACAGGCTTGTAAAACAAAAAGAAGACGAGAATGAGCAAATAAAAAACGCTTATAAGAAGTAAAAG